TGTGTTAGGTCTAGCACCTACAATAATGAGATGCCCAGCGCTTATGCCTTCTACTTTCTTTCTGAGTGACGGGATGTTCCATTTCCACTGGCACTCAATAGCGTTGGCCTTAAGCAAGGTGTCAATAGACATATCATCCCAGTCAACCTTGAGGTTAGGCATGAAGTCATCTTGGTAGTTCTGTATCAGGTTACGCAGCGGCTCTAGGCTATGATCACCACCATTGATGTACTCAAAGCCAATGTTAGCTACCTCTTCACCTACCACCTTCTGAAACATATTAGCCATTACTTCATTGGCAATACCCTGAGACATAGCCTCTTCTTTGTTGATCCTACGGAAGAGATCCTTGTAGGACTCTTTGTTAGCAGTAGTTAAGGTGTTGTTACTAAAGAACAAAGCTTCTAGCTCTGCTACACTTAGGTCTTTTTCGTAGGTCTCCATAGCGTAGTCGATGGTCTTCTTTACAAGACGTATATCCTTAGTGAATAGTTTATCTGGGCAACGAACTCCTTTGTTGTTTTCATAGAACTCTTTGTTTAAGAGCGTCTTGACAAGAGCGAACTCCATCATGCGTACACCTTCCTGATCGTAACTATCTCGTGTTGCGTATAAGCTATCTCTACCTCAAGCTCTTTACGCTTAGGGGTCAGCTGTTTAGTAGTCTTTATAATTGACATACGCTTGGCTTCTAGGTCAGATAACTGATCCTTTAGTTGTCGTAGATTCTTGCTCATCTTTTAGTTCTCCTTCTCTACTGCGTAGAACATACCTTCTGATCTAGTCATTGATAGAAATAGATCTCTTAGTTGCTGATACGACATGTACAACATCTGGTACTGATCTAAGTCATCATCAAACTGCCTAATGTAAACTGTATTATCTTCTCCTATAATCATTTCAACATCATTAAAGGCGTCACCCTCATCTAAACTGGTGATGACAGAAGCATCACTCTCAAACTCAACTGTGAACATTATTTGCTTTTGCTCTCTCTATGGACCTCTTACGTTCTTCCTCATTAAACTCTCTTATGTCCTGCTCATCAAACTCTGTTGCATAGTTTAATTGCTTTTGCAACTCTGTAATTTTCTGGTTAGCTATCTTTAGTTCACGTTGTAGATTCTCTATCTCACCACACATACTCATAACTTTTACCTCTAGTCTAGCTACATCAGTCATTTGTTATTTTATCACGTTGTGCTTTCTGTATGACCTCAAACTTATCAAACAGCTGCTCAAACTTCCACTGGTATACCTGTTGCATACCCATCAGTGCGTTCATCATCTCATCTTGGGTGGGGTCACGTTCACCATCACCAATCTGTTTGAACACTGTCTCAAGGTCATTGCAGACTGACCAACAGTCCATGATGTGTGGCTCTAGTTCGTATAGTTTAGTCATTCTTTATCTCCTTGTTATGTTTACGGAATCTCTTGTTGTATGCACGTTTGATCTTCTTTACTTGACCTGCCTTCCATAGGTAAAACTTACGTGCTTTAGTGAGAGCATCATATTCATCACCGCCCTTCATTGGTATCCGCTTAGTCATTTATCATCTCCTACTACTGGGGTGTTAGTAATGGCAAGTATTGGCCCCTAACTAATACTCTGGTGTCACTAGTATATCTTCTAGCTTATTCAAATGATTCATCCTCCGTTAGTGCATCCCATGATTCAGGGAATAAGTCATTCATGATACGGTCAATCTGATTAGCTACTTCTCGTGTTTCTGCCTGTGTATCTGATTTACACCGTAGGTTACACATATCAGAGAAGGCGTCAAGACTACCTGACCAGTACCACTCAGTCATGGTGCTTTGTGGCAACACCATACGTGCTTGCTCTGGCGCTACTCCATGTTCCAGTAGATCGTTGTAGGCAACGAGACAAGCCCAGTTGGTATCCCCCCAATCACCTACATCAACGACACCATCAGACCCCTGCTTCTTATCAGCTGACTTACCACGCCATACTTTTGGGCTATAAAACTCAGGCTTATCGCTCACATACCTACGACTGATCTCATTCCAGCGTAGGAACTTATGCTTGACCAGCTGTCGTGCCACAAACACAGGTGCCTTGATGTGAAAGGATGCAAAGCAGTGACCAAATGGTGACATATGCCTATGCTTAGCTAGATACTTGATTAGCTTTGTGTCACTGTAATGTAGTGCTTGTCTAGTGTGACCATCTACACTTACAGTACCAAGGGCCTCACGCTTCTTACCAAAGCTTACCCGTGCTGCATTCACCACTGATAGGTCAGTACCCATGTGGTCTATGTATGTTGCTGTTATCATTCAGGTTCTACCTTAAACTCTATGCAAGCAATCTTAATGCTTACGCTTGTCTTCATTACAGCAGCCGATTGCATTGATGCATTACATTTCTGGTAGCTATCGTAAGAACCTAACTGGAAGTACTCAATACCCAGACCTGTAACTATTTGAAACCATACTAATGCCCACATTATTTTATCTCCTTTATAGCAGCCTCTAGTTTTACTAGGCGCTCTTCTAGTTCTTCTACTTTCTTCGTTAGTTCGTTTATATAGTAGTTCTTATTCAACTTACAAACTCCTTAAGCTTATCAATATCAGACTCTAATGCATACTTTATGTCATCGTCAAGACGTAAAGCACTAGTAGGTAGACCTGTCCAAGACACAATCTCTCGTGTAAAGGTCAACGTCTTGGGTACAGCGTCAGGGTCTAGCGCTACGATAACCCTGCTATACTCTCCAATCTTTGCCTTATGATCTTCAGTAAGTGATGTACCAAGCAAAGCCATAGCGGTTAGGCCAGGACACACTCTCGCAGCAGTTATAGCGCTTATCACATCCTCTACTACAAGTATAATACCATTCGGTATGCCAATGCACTTTGTAAAGTAATGCCCTAGTCCAGAGTACCTGTACCACTTGGGCTTAGCACCGTCCAAGGCTCTACCAGTAGCATCGACTAGCTTACCGTTACTAGTACAGGGGAACACACAGCGGCGGTCCTTAACGTCATACATAAGATCCTCACCCTGTATGTTCCATCTGTTTACAAATCTATGGAATAGCTTGTGCTCTGGCTTAGGTGTTACAACATACTCAGGTAATACCATACGTTCTAGCTCTTTCTTTTTGTTTCCCTCTACTGACATGCTCCAAGCGTTGATCTTTGCTTGTATCTCTGTCGCTGTTAAGCCACTACCATACGCACCCTTAACATTACAGGACAGCTTGTAGCAGTTGTATACAATCACACCATCCTTGTTAGTTGCACTGAAGTCATTCCTAGCGTGACACATAGGACACATGCCACGAAACGATAGACCATCAGTCAGGTTGAGCGTGTCTAGGTAGTCGCTTACTTTACTCATTTTTCTTTTCCCATCTCTTTGCTAATGCATTGGATGCACCCGTGAATGTGTTTACCAAGTAAGGTGTAACAGAACTAGGGTTGGCATGTCCACTCACTTGCATGATTTCAAACTGATCAGAGCCAGCCTCAACCATCTGAGTGATAGCTGTACGCCGCAAGTCCATACCTGTAAGCTCAGATGGTAGTCCAGCCATTGCCTTTACTTCATTGACAGCTGCGTGTATTTCTCCTACTTGATAAGGCGTGTATGCCCCTGCTCTACGTTTCACTCTTGGAGCTACATACTGTTGGAAGCCCCAATCTTCTTTCTGTAGTATCAGCATTCTGTTTAGCTGTGGTGGTATCGGTAGGTGTACTTCTGCCCCTCTCTTACGTTGTACTAGGTCACAGCGGTGGGCATCTAAGTCTAGAGCATCCCAAGTTAGTCTACGCATATCACCCAAGCGCTGCGCCCACTCATAGGCCATGTGTACTATCAAGCCAATAGAACGATAGTCGAAATCACCGTAGGCAGTGTCTAAGAATGACTTGACGTTATCATGCGTCCACCTTACCCGTCTAGGCTTACCAGCAGTCTTATCGACTAAACCGATAGGACTGACCTGGAGTATCTCAGCTTGCATAGCTACACGGTAAACGGCAGACAGACATTCTGATCTAATGTTAGCAGTGCGAACACCAGTGCGTTTCCATATAGCATATGCTTCGCTGAGTTGTTTAACACCT